TTCTGATTCTGGAAATACTGGAAATGCTGCTGAAACAGGAATATCTTTTAGAGATGGTGGTGGTACGCAACAGGGGATAATGGGATTTTCTAATAGTGGCGATCAAGACTTCTATTTTGATACTGCTTCCACTAGTGGTGAAATGAACTTCAGAGTTGGTGGATCAACTACACAATTTAAAGTAGATAATGGAGGTATTGATGTAACAGGAACTTGCACAGCTACTACTTTTTCTGGTTCGGGTGCATCTCTTACAAGTTTAAACGCTTCAAATATATCTTCTGGAACACTTGATGCAGCAAGACTTGGAACATTACCACAAAGAATTGGATTAAATACATCAACTGGCGGTACTCCTAATTCGAGAAATGCTTTCTTAGCTTTAGGAGATACAGATACAGGTGTAGCACAAAATGGTGATGGTCAATTAGAGTTTTGGGCTAATAATCAAGAAATAATGAATTTAGATACAGGAGAAATTGAAGCATATAAAAGAATTAAACCAAGCAGTGATAGTACACACGATTTAGGTACTTCCTCAACTAGATGGGCAAATGTTTATGCTGACACTTTATATGGCGATGGATCAAACATAACAAGTGTGAACGCAGCAACTATAGATGGTCTTGATTCAAGTCAGTTTTTGAGGTCAGATACTTCTGTTTCTCTTACTGGAAATTTCACTTTATCAGCAGAAATAAATTTACTTGGTGGTTCAGACGCTTCAAGATATATTGATGCACAAGTTGGTAATTCTGGTGCGTCACACGCTTTACACTTGCGGGCTGTTACTGGTGGTGATTCTGGTCATGAAAATATGGCTCAATTTTTTGGTGGTGGAGCCTGTAAATTTTTCCATGATGGTAGTGCTAAATTCCAGACAAATTCGAGTGGAGTTTCGGTGACTGGATCTATTGTTGTAACAGGCACAGTAGATGGCAGGGACGTGGCTTCTGATGGTTCAAAACTTGATGGTATTGCATCAGGTGCAAACAACTACTCATTCCCATATACGATTTCTTCTTCATCTGGAAATAATACAGTAGTTCTGAGAAATAATACTGGTCAAATATTTGGTAGCTATTTCAATGGAACTGGAACTTTCTCTACTTCTGGTAATACCTCTGGCATGGGAAGATTTACTGGTACAAACGGATCAGATAATTATGGAAGATCATATACTGCTGCTGCTGCAAGAGCATTACTAAACGTAGCAGATGGTGCAACGAATGTGACCAATAATAACCAGCTAACAAATGGTGCTGGCTATATAACTAGCGTCAGTGGTCAGAACTATAATTCTTTATCTAACAAACCAACAATACCAACTAACAACAACCAACTTTCTAATGGTGCTGGATATATTACATCAGGCAGTAACAGGGCTGCTCAAGCATGGGTAAACTTCAGAGGTACAAGTTCAGTTTCAATTCGTGATGATGTAAATGTTAGTCAAGTAGATGACGATGGAACAGGTCTATATACAGTTCATTTTAGTAGTAATATGCCTAACGATGATTATTGTATATCTACTGGATACCTAACTGATACAGGTAATGCCAACGCAGCTAAAGTACAATCTCAGTCATCAGGTTCATTTCAAATAAGAACTGGTAGTTTCCAAGATGGTTCTGGTAATAACAACAGAGACTTTACCTCTGTTTACTGTTCTATATTTGCTGGTTAATATATAATTAATATTGAAAATTAAATCATGAAAACTATTATTGAGAAGCAAATACTTGAATGGAAAGAAGAGTTAAAAGCTCATAAAGAAAGACTTGCACAAGCAGAACAAGTGGTTGAACAGGAAAATAAATTTATTTCAATGATTGAGGGCGGGATACAGGCACAGGAGATCCTGTTGAAAAAGATCGAGTCATCAGACCAGCCAGCATATATAGAGGGGCAAGAGCCAATACAAGAATCAAAGTCAACAAGGTCAAAGGGCCAGCCAGCCTAAGTAGTATTTCTCTTAACATAAATGATTGATCGCATAATAAAAATTATTTCCATCTTGTCATTTTTGATGTCAATTTCAATGGCAGCTTTTGGATTTGTAGCAATACGCTATATGCAAAGCCCAGAATTTGAGAGAACATTAAAAAACAAAATTATGGGAAGTCTGGAGGATAAATTACCAGATGTTATGTCAGATAAAATTCCAAGTCTTACAGGGCCATCTATACAGCTACCAGAAAAAAAAAATTAAATCAAGATAATGACCCTAATAAAAAGTTTTGGGATTATATAGAGCAAAGAAATAAAGAGTATATAGAATGGGAAACAAAAGGTAAATGGGAGCAATAAATGATATTTGGTTTTTTTAAAAAGCTCATAAAATATTATGTTGATAAATTTATTCACTGGCTGCGTATGCAAAAATTTAATTTAGAACTTGACAACGAAATAAAAAAATATTTTGAAGAGCTAGATAAAAAAGATGAAAAACAAAAAAAACCAGAAATAAAAGAAGTCGGTACGTTTGGAGAGGAAGGGTGGTCTATTTCTATAGGTGATATTGAGGATGGAAATACCAGAAATTAAAATACCAGAAATTAAAATAAAAGAAATATATATTCCAAGAACAAGGACATGGGAACAATATCCAACAACTTTAGACATTATTGACATGCCTAAACTTGATTATCCTGTTGTAAGTTATCCGACATATAAAGCTCTTGAATACTTACCAGATAAATTTATTCCAACAGATCCAGTTAAACAGCCAGAACAAAAGCAACCAGATATACCGCAGCCGCCAGAATATAAACCAAAAGTCAAAAAAGATAAAGAGTTTTTCATAAAATGTCCGTCTGAGGATAATATTCCAGTAGGAAGCTACCCCAATGACCTTAAGTTACAAGTGGTCATAGGTCATTCTGTAAAAAATGGTAAGTGTTATGAAATCTTCAGAGATTCAACCTTTATTGAGAAATGGATACCTAGCACTCCTATTCTTGTTAATACTTCAATTATTGCTGTTACTGCGGCTAGTTCACCCATCATAGCCAATCTCCTCAAGAACCTCATCAAGACTGCCATAAAGCGTTTGACTAAATCTAAGGACAAATCAAAGGCACAAACATAAGCAAGCAAAATTACAAGCCCCTTACAGGCGATTCTGAGTGGACTAAATTTACTGATTTAGTTCAATTTTGTGTGTATGAGGTATAACTTGGTTCATTTTCGGTTTACTTATAATATCGGAGCAAAGATCGAAGTACTCAGATTCTGGAGAATATTCAGCACCACTGACCCTGAGTTCATGGCAATTTTTTAATCTGGCTAATTCGTAGTTTAATCTCGCTGTCGATAACTGTTGCCGCATTATCTTTTCCTGAGTGGTTGCACTTTTAAGGCAAGCATTTTGAAAACGCTTATCCAATGGAACAGATATTGTGGCAGCTATCCCAAAATTAAAAGAAGTGGCATCTTTGTTGCCGCTATAGTTTTCTCTGTAGTAGAGAATTTCACCAGCATTTGTTAGCTCCCCTGTTTCTGGGTCTGTTGCTTCGTTGTAGACTGGTGTATGAAAAATGTAGTCTTGAGGACGCTTTATTGCAACGGAAGTTGTAGCGAATGGGCTGACAGATAATGTTGCTCCAGAACATTGAATACCAGCACCATAAGAATTTTCTGTCATAGGCCCTGTCAATACTTGGGTTGCAAAATTAGAAACTGAAGAACTTGTATTGGACTGTGGATTTGCTATTGTGCTTTGATTGGCATAACTAGGCAAACAAGAAAAAAGGGTTATCAGTTGGAAAATATAATGGTAGTATCTGTGACTATTTGTGATTCTACTGTTCTTGTTATGTCGATTATTGATTCTAAAGAGGGGCCTTTGTAAAATTCTGAAAACTGAAAAGCGTTGCCCTGAGTGGTTTGCTGCCAGTTTGGTTTTTGATCTAGATTTAAGCCTGTCCATTCATAAGTAGTTCCATTTACAGTTTCTGTCACTGTGGCATTTGGCATAGATATTGAATCACAGTTGCCGCATGTTATACCAGAACCAGTAACACTGTAGGTATATCCCGAATTGTAGCGATATTCTTTGATATTTTCTGTCAAATTATTTGTTGTCACAGAATGACTTGTTGAAGTAGCACTGTTGAAATTAGGCACTATTGTTTGTGCATAAGCTGGACTAACAAAAAATATAATTGGCAGATATTTCCACATTAATCAACAGTTAAATCAGTGACAAATTGACCAGTAAGAACAACCCCAGTTCCTGTTCCACCTGTAAGAGACATTGTGTGATGATCTAAAGTGACTGCTGCTGTGCCTACTGAACCAGCGGCAGTTGAAGTCAAATCACTGAAGTTGCTTACAGTTCCAACAGTTGGTGCTGATCCAGCAGTCTGGTCGCCCTCTAAATATGCCTGAGAAAAACTGAAAGTTTCCCCTGCTACTGTTTGTGACGCAGTTGGCATGGTTACTGAAGGAACTCCAGAAGTAACAGATCCAAAGCCACCCACAGTTGCATTGCTATTAGAGTCAACAGTAGAAATATTTGTACCGCTTATGCTGTAACTAGATCCCAATTTATCGGCAGAAGTCGCAGCCGATAAGGATTCCAGTTTGACACTTGAGGTGATTGTACTCTGAATATCACAGTAAGCAGCTGATGGCATACAGAGTGCGGCAAGTAGTAAGAGCTTTTTCATTTGGTGCTTAGTTTAGGGTTCTTATTATCTACTATATTATCTTTTTTCTTTTTTATCTGAAAACCTAGTGAAGCTGTTGAAGCTGAAAAAATACTTGCAATGAAGGTCGGGTCAAAATCTACAATCTTTTTGCCAGATGGCGGCTCGTAGTATGAGAGGGACAATAGCGTTGCACTCCAAAGAAGAACGCAAACTTTGACAATGGTTTCGACTTTGCTAGGCTCTTGATCTTCCATGAGATTAAGGTTTCTTGTTTAATACTGGCATTTTAGCTATGTTTGGAAAAACAGACAAATCAATGATTCGTATTCTAAAGCCACTCCTTTTAACTTTCTGCAAAACAAATGCAGTAAAAAAATTAATTCTTGACCTCTTGAAAGCTTTGGTCAAAAGCACAGACAACACAATTGATGACAAAATCGTGGCAATTATAGAAAGTAAACTATGGCCTAATATCTAATCATGGACATAATAAAAGCTCTTACATCTACTTACAGCCTAGAGGGAGAGTTTGAAGTGCAAAAGTCTATACAGTTTATTGAAAAACTAGAGGATATTGAACTGCTTAAGCCGTATTCAATCAAGCTACTTAAAACAAACGCAAAGCAAGCTCATTTTGTAAGTACTTCACTTGATGTAATAGCTTCACAGCAAGCATATATTTACAAACTGGAAAAACGATTAGAAAAGAAAAAAGCGACCTTTTGGGATCGCTTAAGATATATAATGTTTGGGAAAAAGTAGAGGTCTTACAGACTTTTATCGCTTACTTATTGAGACATTTGGTGGAGGAAAATATGCTAAACCCCCATTTG